CGGCGAACATGTGCGACTTGCCAGAGCCTCGACCACCCCATGCGCCCTTGTAGCGGCTGGGCTCCAGCAGGGGCACGGCCCATTCTGGAGTCGATAGCTGCAAGACGCTCATGCCTTGACGATCACCCGCTTGATCTCCCTGAACTCCAGCGGTGCACCGTCAGCACCTGTGACCTCATGCTTCTGGGTCTCGGCCCAGCGCATCTGGGTCTTGCTCCACCAGATCATCGCTGCCGTGTCACCGCCCATAGCCTTTTGAAACAAGGTCTTGCCAACCTGCCCATTGGCCTTGCCTTTGCCAGACACCAGCTCGGTGGCGAAGTGAGCACGGAGCGTGTCAACGTGGATGCCATTGCGCACCAGCACAGCGATCTGCTCAATGGGCAGGCCGTAGCCGCTGAGAGCTTCCACCTGTTTTCGCTCGGCATCGGTGGGGACAAACTCGGGTCGGCCCGCGCCTGGACGAGCACCACCATTCGGGCCACGTTTTTTTAGTGCGGGTTTTTCAGTTGTTTTCTTTTCCATTGCCATTTGTAACCTCCGCGAAAGGTTGTCCAGTTTCTGCGTGTGTTGCGATTTTGCCAGTGAATGGCATGAGTGCAGTCTATCTCATGAGTTTGTGGTGGTCAAAGTGTGCGACATATTCGGAGTGACCAATCTATGCCATCGCGCATGACACGCCCTGCAAAGGTGGCTTGTCGGCCAATGGTCTGATTCATCTTTGAAAATATGAAACGGTGCCCAATGATGTAATTCACCTTCTGGCTTTTTGCAAACCTCACACGCAATCTGTATTTGTTTTTTTTCCATAAACTTCTGCGTTCTTGTTTTAACTGTTTCAACAAATGGTAATTGCAATGCAATGCTTTTTTTCACATATACCGTCGTGACATCTCCACAAGCTGCGCAATACATTGGAAAAATTTCCGATCCAGACTGGGTGCATGCTCTGCCGACCTTCATGGCTGCCGCCCCACACTTTTTGCACTCATCCATGCTGACCTCCATCCCCACCCCCAACTTTTGACATCAACCCCAAACGCACATCGGGGGGGACAATGGGGGTCTATCTAAAGATAGACTCCCCGTTTATCCCCATCTCCCTCGCCTTGTCAAAGGGACAAAATCCCCAAAAATCCCCTCATCCCTTTTTACCCCATGCTGCCTGTTTTTTCACTTCTCTTGCCTCCTGATGAGCATCGTGCTTGCCAAGACGGGATCGATCACAGTCCACCCTTGAAAGTCAACTCGGATAATCTCAGCGGTCAGCAAGTTATATATCAATGAACCCTTCCGTCCTGGCTTCATGTAAGTGCTGGCAGTGGCTTGCGTGAAACCCTCATTGTTGATCAAATATGAAGTCAAGCCTTCTTTGGAAACATAAGGGCTGTCGCACCTATCTTCTGCCCCAGATGTCCACCAAGCGTTCGTAAACTTCCGAATATCTTTTGAATACTCAGATTCTTTCTTCTGTTTCTTTTCTGGTACATCATCAACCACTTGAAACACTGCGCCTTTGATCTCAATACCATCTTCATCAAGCCATCCGAGATCAACTGTCTCCAGCCTGCCGCAGAATGGCTCGGGTTCTTCGGCGTCTTTCATCTTTGTGCAAGACACCTCGATGAGGCCGTCTTTCTTGGAAATCAAAATCTGAGTGTCCATTGATGCTCGCCATGCGCTTGAACCTCTGCCTCGAGTCTTGGCCTCAACTGCCACGCCGACGTGATGGTTAAAAACCAGCGTTGCATTGGCCAAGGCAGCACAAGCAATGCTGCCCCCGTTGATCATCTTGCGCGTGTCGCTGGGGCTGTTCTCATCGCCGCTTTGGTGGTTGTTCAACGTGTCCACAAACACGCAAGTGACGGCCTCGGTTGTCAGCTCGCGCACGGCATTGATGATTTGAGCAGGAGCACCAGGCGAGTCCATGTCAATGCCCTTGTTGGAAATCAGCAAGTTGTCTAGCTTGCTGACCTTGTTGGCCTTGCACCATGCTGCGACCCGCTGGCGCAGGCCGTAGTTGCCTTCGCCTGCCATGTAAACCACGACGCCGTGCTTGGTTCGTTTGCCATTCCACTCCATGCCTGCGGCAATGCGGCAGGCCATGTCTAGGGTGAAGAACGTCTTGCCAGAGCCAGAGTCGCCAAACACCATCGCCACGCTGCCTTCTGACAGCCATCCTTTGATGACCCATTTGAGTGGGGCAGGCTGGTCAAGAAAAGAGGTGGCTCGGGTGAAGAAGTATTCCTGTGTGCCTGCTTTGACTGCTGACAGGATGGCATCGGCAGCGTCAGAGCCAATGGCGGCAGATGCAGCGAGGTCTGTTTCTGGCTCGTACCTCGAGACCGAACGCACAATCTGCGACAGCTCGGACGATGGCAACGGGATTTCGCAGCGTGTCTCGTTGGCAATGGACAAAGCAGCATAGATTTCGGCCTCGGTCATGCCGTAGCGCCGCATGGCCCCGCCAAGAGCGGTGAGGCCGTTGTTGCGACTGCCTTGGATCAACCCGCCAGACTGCTGCTGATTGCGAGCTGCTGGCTTGCGCAGGTTGCGGTAAGACTCCATCCATTGATCTGGCACTCTGAACGGCCCAATGCCATCAAACGGGTCGCTGGATGCCTCCCACTCATATCGCCTGCCCTCGATGGTTGATGGGAAAGCCACAAAGTACCGACCATCAGCCAACAGGTCAATGCCTTCACCCAGCTTGCATGACCTGATCTCATCGTCGTAGATGGCAATGTGGTGCTGACCACCGCCAGCGGTCATCTGCATGGCCGAGCCTTCGGGCACGGAGCCGTTTTTCTCCGTCCACGCAAACCACGAAGCATCACCACCATTGCGAGGGTCAATGTCAAAGACAACGATGCCCGACTTGGCCCCTGCCGCAATGCCAATGTTGTAGTCTGGGTTTTGCGCCCACCACTTGCTGATCTGCTCAATGTCGGTGGTTGCGTCGTTCACCCCGTGCTGCGTGGCCGGAATCTTGCCGCCTGGCACAACTGGCAAGACATACCAGCCCCATGAGGCATAGGCAATCGCCGCTTCAGCCTTGGTTGTCATGAACGGCATCCCTGTGCGTCAGATAGTCCGAGAGCGCCTTGACCGTCTCATATAGCGGCGTTGCGTCTTCTTGCATCAGCCGATAGACCGTGGCCGGATGAACGCCTGCCGACTGAGCCACCCGCTTAAGGTTGGCATCTTGCAGCCGTTGCTTAATCTGCTCCAAAGTCATCATTGATTGCACCCCTGAAAAAAAAGTTTCGAAAGTGCTTGCATCCTAGCACGAGTGCGTGTACAGTTCAACTCATGCGCTGAACAGATGGTCTGAAGAGCGCAAAACAGGAGAACCTACCATGATGACGATTGAACAAGAACTGGATGCCCGTGACGCCCGCCGCTTTAAAGCAGAAGATCGCGCTTTGGCACGTTACGAAAAACGCGCAGCAGAAGCCGAAAAAATGATTGGCGAACTGAGCAGCGGCAAGTATTACGTTTGGCCGGTGGGTGGCAAGTACCGCGAAGGCGGATACGGTCAACTGGTGAGTTTTCTGATTCGCAACAACTACGCCTAACCAACCCGCCCCCTTCGGGGGGCGCACTAACACCATGAAACACCTCCTCATCCAACTCGCCCAGGCCATCCTAGCCGCCACCCTGATCGGCGCACCGTTGGCGTACTACTTCATCTTCGTGATGAAGCCCTAATGCTTTACCGCCGCCGGTCGGTCACCGGCATCTACCAACGCCAAACCGGAGAAACCCAACATGGCTATTTCACTCAAAACCACCAGCGGCCTCTCGGCCAACGGTGTCAAAGTCTTGGTCTACGGCCAAGCAGGGGCGGGTAAAACCACTCTGATCAAGACGCTGCCGGACGTAGTTGTTCTTAGCGCAGAAGGTGGCTTGTTGAGCATCCAAGATGCCAACTTGCCCTACATCGAGATTACCTCGATGGCTGATCTCATGGAGGCTTACGAGTGGCTTAGTTCTGGCGAAGCCAA